AACAATTTTATAAAGAAAATAAATTTATTGCACAACACGGAGGAAGACATAAAGCATTACAAAAATTAAAACAATTAGTTAATTTTAAAGAATATAATATTATTAGAGATAGATTAGATTATGAAACTACTAATATATCTGCTGCTTTAAATTTTGGATGTATTAGTATCAGAGAAACATATTATGCTATTATAAAACATCTTGGTAAAAATTCAATATTATTAAAACAATTATTTTGGAGAGATTTCTTTTTAACAATTGTAAAATATACACCAAATGCTAATGATTTTAAACGCCATATTGATGAAAGATATGATTTATTAAAATGGCATAATAGTAAATCAGCTAAATATTGGCAAAATATGTGGGACAGTAAAACAGGTTTCTTATTAATTGATGCAGGGATGAATCAAATGAAAATTACTGGATTTTTACATAATAGATTAAGAATGTTATTAGGTGTTTTCTGGACTAAATATCTTTTAATTAATCCTTTTCATCCAAAATATGGTAGCCAAGTTGGATTTTCACAACTACTTGTTGATGCTATTGGACCTTCGCAAAATGCAAAAAATCACGCATGGATAACAGAATTAGACTTTCCAGGTAAAAAATATTCTACTAAAGGTGTCCCTTTATCTGGTCGACCAATGGATATATCCAATAAAATGATTCGTAAATGGGACCCAGAATGTATTTATATTAAAAGATGGTTACCACATTTAAAAGATATACCAAATAAAGAAATATATAATTGGAAAGGTAATGATTTACATTTACATTTACATCCTGGTCCAATTTTTGATTCTAAAGAAAAATATAAAGAATGGATACAATTATGTAAAAATTGAATATTTTTTTCTTTAGATATCCATATTTTTTAATAATACTGAAAAAATATGGATATGGATATTTCATTCTTAACCATCAAAAAAGAAGATAAAGATTTTGAAATATATGTTAAATTAGCTAATAAAATATGGACAAAAGTATTTGGTAATGAATATGAAGAAGGTGAATGTCCAGGAGATATTTTAGTAATAGGTAGTTTTGATGATAAAACAGTTTCTAAAGTAAAGCCAAAAGCTGTATGTACAGTCACCAATGGTGACTCTAGAGCCAGTATTACTGGCTGTACTGCTATCATAGAAATAAGTGCTTCAGGAAAAAAAGCACTTATTTCTTGTATGGGTGTGTATCCTCAAAAACGCGGTTATGGAACCTCACTTATACAATATATTATTAAATTTCTAAAAAAATTAGGTGTCATTAAAATATATCTTAAAATTGATAAAGATGATAAAGCAAAAAGATTAGAAAAGTTTTATTTTAATAATGGTTTTACTAAAATCAATGAATATAAAGAATACAAAGAATGTGAAGAAGATGTATTATTTTACTATGATTCTAAATTTGAGTATGTAATGTTTTGTAAAATAGATCTAGATTTAGATTTAGATTTATATTTAGATTTAACAAATCTTAAAATTGACAGTTAATTAATATTATTTATATCTGTATCTGTATCTGTATTTGTATTTATCCAATGATACTTAATATCTTTATAAATAATAATAGCAGCATTTGTAAAAATAATATCACCAAGAGAATATTCAAATACATTATTAGTTTTCATATTTATTTTATCAGGATCTACTGTTTCAGTTTGCAAATCATCTTCACAATAATCTTTATTTGATTTATTTTTATGTTTAACTAAATTATGGAAAGAATATAAATATTCTCTTATGTTTATAGTATTTTCAATAATATAAACTCCTTTATCATTTAATAACGGAAATAATGTATTAAATGAAATTAATATATCATTTAATTCATGACTTCCATCATCAATAATAATATCAAAACTACCATATTTATCATTTACATTTTTTAAAAATAATTCATTATTTTGTTTTCCTATTTCAATAAATATATTTTTTTGTTTTTGTTCAAATGTAATACAATATGGATTGCAATCAATTCCAACTATATTTTTAGCATTATTAAAATATTCATGCATAGCAAATAAACTGTCACATTTTGATATTCCAATTTCTAAATAATTTATTTCTTTATTTATATAATTATTTAAATATTTTTCATAATATTTACCATAATTATTATATTTTGAATTTTTTTTTGTATTATATTTATTTAAAATTAATTGTAAATTATTATCTTCCATATAAATTAATATTTAATTTTAATTTAAATAAAAAAACGAATTTTTTTATTTAAATTAAAATAATATCTTAGCTAATCAATTTGATATTTTTAACATATTATATGTTAAATCATATACTTTTATTTTAACAGGTCTTTGATATGATACACCTTTATCAATAGTTAAATTAATTACTATATCATCGCAATTACTAAAATTACATGTACCAGTAGGTGATATACTTTCTGGTTTTATTGAAAAACTATAAGTATTAATACCAATATTATTATATACTGTGTGATTTTGAAAATTTTGTACATATTCATAATAATTAAAATTCTTTTCTTTCACTCTTTCTTGACCATTTAAAAGTATAGAAGCTCTTTTAATAATATTATCACCTTCTAATTCATATGGAGAATTTGTATAATTAAATGATTCTTTTGAATATCCTTTTAATAAATAATCATAATTAGCTCTAATAATTAATTCTTTTACTGAATTTTTATAACCTAATTTTATTTTATTATTACTATGATATACTAATTTATCATTGTCAAATTGTACATAATCTATAAGATATAAATGTTCTTTTTTTGCAAAATGAATCCTTTCAGTTATATCTAAATAAATCATATCAACTAATAAGTATGCATTATTTAATGATAAATTAATAATATGAGAAAAATATCTATTTTTATCTAAATATAGTTTTTCATTTTCAATTGGAGTAATTGAATATTTATTATTTATACTAATTATATTAATATTTGGTATAAATTGCTCTGGTGTAATTTTTGTATAATATAATCTCTTATTTATTACATCAAAATAATTAAATCTACCATAAAAAATATTATTTTGATATTCTTGTTTAATTATTTCATCTTTTTTAAAATTAACAATATCTTCTTCAATTATTATATAATGAGATGGTGATAAAATTAAACAATCATCTAATTGATTAAATTCAACATTTATTTTTATATCTGAATTATCTAATGCTATTATTGGTAAAGCCATATTATAATTACGACAAAACCAAAACATTAAAGGTATATATAATAAATAACCTTTCTTACCATTTGTATTCTCGTAAATTTCAGGAATATTACCAATCATTTTATTTAATCCTCGACGTTTTGAAATAGGTGTCGTTAATTCAGAATATATATTTAACCAATCACCATATTGTCTTTCTATTATATTTCCACCTATCTCTAATTCAACTTGCTTTATTAAATTCCAACCAATTTTTTTACACCAAGCACACGAAGCAATATTACTATTTCCTTGTCCTTCTTCTCCTGGAAAATCTATAAATTTTCCAATAGGTGGTAAATTTACTACTAAATAAATTTTACCTATCAAATCTGCTATCTTTGATATAGTACATGTAACACGAGAACCAAAATCAGGTTTAACATTGAAATATTGTGATATTGCTTCAACTGCAAAATTTGTATGTCTTTTATAAACTTGTTTATAAAATGTTATTTGAGGATCTGAAAATAAAAATGTTTCAGGATATGCTGATAACCCTAATTGAAAAGCACCTGCAGGCATAATATTCTAATATTACTTATATACAAGTTTTTAAATATAAATATAATTTATTAATCTAAATAAAAATACATCCTATTCCACTCGATATTCTTAATATATTATATGATCTCGCAAATATTTTTATTATTCCATTATTAATTTGCTTATCTAAATTATATCTTAATAATTTGTTATTTAAATAAGTAAATGAACATGAACCTGATGGCTGAATTATTGATAAAGGATATAAACAAAATGGATATACATGTACTCCGTCTAAAAATGTAGTTTCATAATATGTATATGGATAAACTAATGAAGTTAATTCAGATGGGACATTTTTAAATCTATCATGACCATTAAAATTAAAAGATATATTTTTAAAAATATTTTCATATTGATAATATTCTTTATTTATAAATGAATAAGTATCTTGAATTATAAAAAACATATCTTTTACTGGATTTAAAAAATTTAATTTAATCTCACCATTATTGTTTTGTGAAATATTTTCAAAACAGTATTGTACTTGCTCTATTAAATATTCATGACGCATTTTTGCAAATAATTCTCTTTCATATTCACTCAAATAAATAAAACTACCTATTAACTCAAATTTAATTTTCATATCACTGACTAAAGAAGCACCTTCTTCTATATTAATTAATTCATCAATATTACGTGTGTTAAGTTCAAATATTAACTCACTATTTTGTAATGCAATTAATGGAAGAGCTAAATGAAATTTATTTTGAAAGTAAAAAGGCAAAGGAATATATAAATTACTTTTCTTTTTTTTATTTGAATCAAAATTATATAATTCTTTAGTATTACCAATCATTTTATAATATCCATCATATTTATTCTCATTAATATTACAATGTGACCAAATATGTAACCAATCTGAAGATAATTCTTGTAATGTATAATCATTAATTCTTAAATTTATTGTGTTAAAAATGAAATGACCTATAAATTTTATCCAAGATACTCTGGGTTTTATTGGTCTATTAATTATATTATTTAATTTTATTATATTTTTAATTTTTTTTTCTATATTAATTTTATATTGTGTTATAATATTATTATCTTCATTATTATTATTTGTAAATCTAAAATTATTAAAATGTTGATTGTATATTTTTGATATTTTATTATTTGGTAAATTAATTAATGGATGATTATTACTTATATTACTTATTATATCATTTAACATATAGTTTTTATAATCTTCTACATTATACGATTTACTTAAATTATTATTGTATTTTTTTAAAATTTCATTATAATTAATTTTACTAAAATATATATCTAATATTATATTTGTATCTAATATATTATACATGTTTAATTTTTCTAATATTGCA